CTGACCCTCCCTCTCCCCCCGCGTTTTTTGGACAGGCCAAACGATCTTGGAGGGAGAGCGTTCCGGGTGAGTGAGGAGCCTGTCGGTCTGGGGGAGCGGGGCCAACGGATGTGGCGGGATTCCCTGGCGATCTGGTCTCTGACTCCGGCGCATCTGGTGCTGCTCGAGGAGGCTTGTCGGATCGCTGACCGGCTCGAAGTGCTCGATTCCATCCTCCGGGCAGCGTCCAGCAATGTCAACCCTGATGTGGCCCAATTCGCCGATATGTCAGGGCTGTTGGCCGAGTCGCGACAGCAATCCGGCGCTCTCAAAGCCCTTCTGGCCGAGATCCGGCAGGGCCAGTACGGCGCTTCCCCGGCTGCTGTGGATCCGGCGGGAGGTGCGGGTGTCTCCGACCTCACCGCGCGGATCGCTCGCAAGCAGGCCGAGGGTTGAACTCGCCCCACCGTCCGCGTACTCGCTCGGCCCCGAGGCCTGTGAACTCGCACGGCGCGCCGGCCTCATCGCCGACCCGTGGCAGGCGGACAGTCTCGACCTGATGATGTCCGTCCGGGCGGACGGGAAGTGGGCGTGCTTCGAGTTCGCCGAGTGGGTGCCGCGCCAGAACGGCAAGGGCGCCATCCTGGAGATCCGAGCCTTGGCCGGCTTCTTGCTCCTGGGCGAGCAACTGATCATGTGGTCGGCGCACGAGTACAAGACCGCGATCCGAGCCTTCCGGCGCATGAAGCAGCTGCTGAAGCGGCTCGGCAAGCAGGTCGGCGCCAACGAGAACCTGCTCGAAGTTGACGGCATCCGCATCAAGATCCTCAACACGAACGGCGAGGAAGGCTTCGAGCGCCTCGACACCAATGCGGAGCTGAAGTTCATCGCCCGCAGCAAGGGATCGGGCCGTGGCTTCACGGGGCACCTCAACATCATCGACGAGGCCTTCGCCTACACCTGGGAACAGAACGAAGCCCTCATGCCGACGATGCGGGCCGTCGAGAACCCGCAGATCGTCTACACCAGCACGCCTCCGCTCACCGGCGACACCGGCGACGTGATGTACCAGCTGCACGAGCGAGCCGAAGCCGGAGGGGACGCCTCGCTCGGATACCGCGACTGGGGCCTCGGCGGCGACCTGGAGCACCTCACGGACGTCGACCTCGACGACCCCGCCCTGTGGCAAGCCACAAACCCGGCATGGGGCCGCCGCGTCACCGAGGAAGCCACGGCGCGCGACCGGCGAGGCATGAGCGACCAGGGCTTCGCCCGCGAGATCCTCGGCATCTGGCCCAAGCGCGCCGAGGGCAGCACGGTCATCGACCCCGCCAAGTGGGCGCGCATGCTCGACGAGGGCTCGCAACGCGACCGCGACGCCGGCCTCGCGCTCGGCGTGGACATCAGCCCGCTACGGGACTCGACTTCGATCTGCGTGTACGGGCTGCGGGCGGACGGCTGCGGGCACGCCCAGCTGGCCGACTACCGGCCCGGCACGAAGTGGCTGATCCCGCGCCTGGTCGAACTGCGCGAAGCCCTGGGCCCGATCGCGATCGCCATGGGCCGCGGCACCTTCGCGTTCCTCAAGACCGCCCTCGACAAGGAGGGCTTCCAGCTTCCCGAGGACCCCGAGGACCCGGAGCCCGGAGACCTGGCCGTCACGGGCGCACTGGAGATGGCGGCCGCCACCGGGCAGGTCCTCGACGGTGTCCGCGAGCAAGCCTTCCGGGTCGTGCCCAACCGCCACCTCGACGTCGCAGTCGCGGGCGCGAAGACGAAGGCCAGCGGCGACACGATCGCGTGGACGCCGACCAAGTCGGACGTCGACATCACTCCGCTCGTCGCCATGAGCGTCGCCCGCTGGTCGTACGAGAGCCGCTCTCACCTCCTGGCGGAGGCCGATTACGACGTCCTCGGATCGGTCTTCTGACATCTACAGACCTCCACAGACGGCCCGACTGACACCGAGAGGGGGCGGACGCGAGTGCACGACGAACCGCAGCTCCAGGTGAAGAAGATCGGATGCGTCGTGCCGGTGTCCGCAGAGCAGCTGCTCGACGCCGGTCTGCCGCTGCCGCCCGGCATGGAGCCGCCCGCGCCGTATACGCCGAAGCCGCTTCCGTGGCGCATCCGCTGGCGCATAGCGCGAGCCGAGCGCATTGAGAACCTGCGCCGCCGGATCGGCTTCTGGATCGCCAACTACGAACCCGACGACGAGGATTGGTAGGCGATCGCGTGAAGCTCTGGTCCCGGCGCAAGCCGCCTCGGTCCTCGGACGACGGGGGACCCGTCCTCGTCGGCGACACGTGGATGGACGCGCGCGGCCACACTCCGAGGACCTGGCGCGCGACGGCGCGCGCCACCTGGGGGCGCCGTCTCGGCCTCGCGGTGCGCGGCTTCCGCGACGCCGGCGCATGGCTCGTGGGTGTCGAGTCACGCTCCAGCATCGAGAAGCGCGCCATCACCTCGGTCCCCTGGGACCAGGGCGGCCCATCCAACTCATCGTCCGTCAGCATCGAACGGGTGCTGCGCCTGGCGCCCGTGTACGCGGCAGGCCGGCTCCTGGCGAGCAACCTGGCTGCCGCGCCGCTGCGCCAGTTCCGAGAGACCGGCGACACGGTCCAGCGCCTGCCGCTCAGCTCCCTGTTCGCGAGCCCGTCGACGCAGGGCAACCTCAACGACTGGATCTGGCGGGCCGTGCTCAGCATGGTCTACCGCGGCAACGCAGTCGGCTACGTGACCGCGCGGGACTACTACGAGTACCCGACGCAAGTCGAATGGCTGCCGATGGACTGGGTGCAAGTCCTCGACTCGATGCCGTACGGCGAGGGCTCGTTCGTCAACCCGATCTGGTACGTCCTCGGACGCCGGGTCGACCCCAACGACATCGTGCACATCCCGTGGTTCACCCTCCCCGGCAAGATTCTGGGCCTGTCCCCGATCGGGGCGTTCGCGTCGATGGCGAACACGAACCTGGCCGCCCAGGAGTACATGGAGGCCTGGCACGCCACCGGCGGCGTGCCGCCGGGGACCTTCAAGAACAACAGCAAGACGGTCGACCAGAAGGACGCCGCGATCATCAAGGCGCGCCTGGTCGATGCCATCCGGTCCCGGCAGCCGATCGTGCACGGCGCGGACTGGGACTACACCGCGATCACCGTCCCCGCGTACGAGGCGCAGTTCATCGCCACGCTGAAGCTCGGCGCGACCCAGCTCGGGGCGATCTACGGCGTGCCGCCGGAGCTGATCGGCGGTGAGACCGGCGGCAGCATGTCCTACAGCAGCCCGGAGCAGCGCGAGATCGAGCTGATCCAGCTGACGCTGCTGCCGTGGATGAGCAAGGTCGAGTCGCACCTGTCGATGCTCACCCCGCGCGGGCAGTGCGTGAAGTTCGATGCCGACGCGCTGATCCGCCTCGACCCGCTGACCCGGTGGTCGATCTACGAGAAGGCGCGCCTCATCGGCGGCATGAACGTCGACGAGATCCGCAACAAGGAGAACCTCGCGCCGCTGCCCGACGGCAAGGGCCAGGACTACACGCCGCTGCCGATCACTGCGGGCCAGCAGATCTCGACGCCGGCGATCCGCGGCGACGACGAAGATCCTCGGCTGCGGCTGATCCCGGGGAGAGGACAGCAGCATGGCTGACCAGGGCAACATCACCACCCCGAACGCGGCCGACCTCGACGCGGACGCCCGCAGGTACGCGACCGCACAGGGCTGGGCCCTGCCCGACGGTTCGTATCCGATCCGGCCGCTGGACATGCACGGCCGGGACGACCTCCAGGCCGCGATCCGCGCGGTCGGGCGGGGCGGGGCGAGCCACAACACGATCCGCGCCCACATCATCAAGCGCGCCCAGGCCCTGGGCCTGGGCGCGCTCATCCCCGACACGTGGGGAGCCGACGGCAGCATCAGCGGCCAGAACAGCCTGGAGGGCACTGTGGAGATCGAGCGCCGGTACACCTCCGGCGACACCGGAAAGGCCGAACTGCGGGCCGACGGCGGCGAGAAGCGCATCGGCGGCTACGCGGCCAGCTTCAACCGCCAGAGCAAGAACCTCGGCGGGTTCATCGAGGTCGTCGACCCGATCGCCTTCAACCAGTCCCGCGGCGACGGCTGGCCGGACGTCATCGCCCGCTACAACCACGACGACAACCAGCTGCTCGGCACAACCGCGGCCGGCACACTGCGCATGTCCCTGGACCAGTACGGGCTCGCGTACGACGTGCTCCCGCCCAAGGCGATGGGGTACGTCGTCGAGCTGGTCGAGCGCGGCGACGTCCGGAAGAGCTCGTTCGCCTTCCGCACGGTCTCGGACGACTGGACGACCACCGACCAGGGGTATCCGCTGCGGCGCCTCACCGGCGTCCAGCTGGTCGACGTCGCCCCGGTCAATACCCCTGCCTACAACGACACCTCCGCCGGACTGCGGTCGCTGGCCTCGAAGTTCGAGGTCGAGTTCGAAGAGGTCCGCTCGATGGCGCAGGCCGACGAGCTGCGCAAGTTCTTCGTCCGCACGGACGACCGAGGCAAGCCGAAGCCCGTGAAGAAGGGCATGTTCGGCCCGGCCGCCGCAGCGCAGCTGCTGGCGCGCAAGGAAGACCCGTACGCCTGACCCGTCCGGTCCGCGTACGCACTGCACCACCAAGACCCCCGCGCACTAGGGGGCGGCACGACCGTCCAGGACCGCGTAACCGCACCGTCACGGCACCGACTTGGGCAATCCCGGTCGGCGTCCGCGCTGGGTGCGGCCAAGCACACAACGGGCTGCGTGTGACACGGAGAGGGATCAGCGGACCGCCGGTTGCGCACAGGCGCCGGCCGCCGGCACCCCACGGGGTGCGGGACCGCGAGGGCTCCCGGTCGAGATCGATTCGATCGGACGGGAGTCCACCCATGTCGGACATGATCCAGCGGCTGCGTGAGCGCCGCGGCAACGTCTGGGAGCAGGCCAAGGGGCTCGCCGACAAGGCGGCCGAGGAGAACAGGGCGTTCAGTGCCGAGGAGCAGGGCACTTGGGACGCGCTGAACGAGGAGCTCGACAAGCTCGACGCACGCATCAAGAGCGCGATCGACACCGCGCAGCGGTCGAAGGACGCAGACGCCGCCTTCGACCGGCTGTCCGGAGGCCAGGGCGGCGGCTCCGGCGCGGGCGGCCAGGGCGGCGGCCAGCGTCAGGGCGGCGGCCAGGCCGGACAGGCGCCGCAGGACCAGGGCGAGCTGCGCGCGTGGATGCGCGGCGAGTCGGGCGGCCGGTTCTTCGACGTGAAGCCGGCGGGGCCGATCGACTTCCGGTCCCTCACCAAGGGCTCGGCCACGGCCGGTGGAAACACGGTCCCGACGTCGTTCTACGACCGGCTGATCGCGCACCTGATCCAGACCAGCGCGATCCTCCAGTCCGGGGCGACCGTGCTGAACACGGATTCCGGCGAGACCATCCAGGTTCCGAAGACCACCGCGCACAGCTCCGGCGCGATCGTCACCGAGGGCGGCACCATCGGCACCTCGGAGCCGACGTTCGGTCAGATCTCCCTCGGCGCGTACAAGTACGGCGCGCTCATCCAGGTCTCCCGCGAGCTCCTGGACGACACGGGAGTCGACCTGGAGGGCTACCTCGCCATGCAGGCCGGCCGGGCGCTCGGCAACGCATTCGGCGCGCACGCCATCACCGGCACCGGCACCGGCCAGCCGCGCGGTGTCGTCACCGACGCGACCACGGGCGTGACCGGCGCCACCGGCGTGACCGGCGCGTTCACGTCGGACAACGTCATCGACCTGTTCTTCAGCGTGATCGCCCCGTACCGGCGTTCGACCGCCGCGGTGTGGATGATGGCGGACTCGTCCATCGCCGCCCTGCGGAAGCTCAAGGACAGCACGGGCCAGTACCTGTGGCAGCCGGGCCTCCAGGCGGGCGCCCCGGACATGATCCTCGGCAAGCCGGTGCTCATGGACCCGAACGTCGCGGCCGTCGCCCTGTCGGCCAAGGCGCTCATCTTCGGCGACATGTCGCAGTACTTCGTCCGCCTCGCGGGCGGCGGCATCCGCTTCGAGCGCTCCGACGAGTTCGCCTTCAACAGCGACATGGTCACCTTCCGGGCGCTGATGCGCGCGGACGGCGCCCTCGTCGACCTCACCGGCGCCGTCAAGACGTTCGTCGGCGGCGCGAGCTGACGACCGCGGACAGGGGCCGCGTCGTCCCGTACGGCGCGGCCCCTCATCCGAAGGAGAGCAGAGCAGATGCCCCAGCCGAAAACGCTCAACACGGCCACCGGCCAATGGGTGCACGGCGCGGCCGTCGCCGATCCGTCCGGCGGCGCCACGGCCGACACACAGGCCCGGGCCGCGACCGTGTCGATCCTCGCCGCACTCCGGGCGGCCGGAGTCCTGGCCGGTGCGACCGGCCTGAACGTCGGCCACTCGTTCAACGCGGCCACCGCGCAGATCACCCTCCAAGCGGCGATCGCCGACCCCACGGGCGGCGTCACGATCGACGACGTGGCCCGGCCCACCATCAGCTCCATCCTCGTCGTGCTGCGCCGGGCGGGCGTCATCGCCGGCGCCCCGGTGGGCGGCCCCCAGTTCACGCTCAACGGGCCCACCAACCAGCTGTGCGAGGGGCCCGCGATCGCCGACCCGTCCGGCGGATCCACCATCGACACCCAGGTCCGTACGGCGCTCACCAGCGCGCTCGCCGCGATGCGGGACGCCGCGCTGATCACAGGAGGGACAGGACAGTGAAGGTCCGAATCAGGGGAGACATCTCCGGCTCCCGCAACGGCGTTCCGTGGCCCAAGCGCGGCGAGACCATGGAGCTGCCCGACGACGAAGGGGCACAGCTCTGTGCGTCAGGGCTCGCCGCGCCGGTCAAGGACCCCGAGAAGGACGTCGAGAAGGCCGTGCCCGACGACGACTCCGAGAAGCGGGCCGGCCTGACGAAGGAGAGCGCGGGCGCGCTTACTTCCGACGCTTCGCAGGAGCAGGAGCCGACAGGGGACGGCGACCAGGCTCCGGCTGACGGCAACGACCAGGCCCCGGCGCCCGCGAAGAAGACGGCAGCGCCGGCGAAGAAGACCATCGCCGCGAAGAAGACCACCGCGGCTCCGGCGAAGCCGTCGACCGAGAGCAAGTAGTAGAGCCGGCCGTCCGGAGCAGGCAGGGGAGGGACG